ACAGAATAAATTTATGATCATACACATAACATCCTATTGGAGTATAATTGAATAAGTTTTGATTAATGCGCTCCCAATTCTCATACCACATATTTACTATTCTATATTCTGGTGATTTAGAATTATTAATTTCCTTTGCATACCAATAATTGCCCCAACGTACTGGTCTTTGATTGCCAGCACCAATTAAAGAAATCTTAGTACATTGTAATTTCATTGATTTATATTCTATATTCATAATACTTCCTTCATTATTCCCAAAATCCTTCAAGATCAATTTTCTCTGTATCAGACCATGATATTAGATCTAAAATTTTTGTAATAGGATTAAGAAAAGACTTTTCAAATAGTGTATCATAATCAATATATTCTTCTAGACCAAATTCTTTAGGTAATATACCAGATGGTGCAGCAATAACATTTTCTCTAATGGGATTAGGCATCTTAAGATATGCATATTTAACTTTAGAGCCTTCAAAGATTTCTTCAATTTTCTTGGTTAGCTTCTTCTGTTTTCTGAAATTATTATATAATAAAGCACCACGGACATAAATTGGACACTTTGGTCCATATATAGTATCTGAACGATGATAATTATTTAGTTCATTTACAGATGAGTTCAATCCAATTTCTGAAAATGGAAGTGATCTGTGTTTTTCACGGAAAGCTGCAATATATTTTTGTAATGTAACTTCATCTTCTTGAAGAATAATACGAACCGCTTCTTCAATAGATTTACGGCAACAAGATGGTGTTGATGATCTAACTGATTCAAGACCCATTATTTTCAATTTGGGTTTTTTGTATTGAATACCTTCGTTATTGAGAACATTAAGAATGTATCGTTTTTTAGCAATGAATACACCGCGATCAGAAATACCTTCTCGTTTCATATACATAGCTTGTTCTTTAGAACGCATTTCAACAGCAAGATCTTCAAAAATTTTATCAAGATATGGTTGAATATTCTTTTCACAGAATATATCGATAATATTGAGAATTTCTTCTTTTGATTTGCCTTGCTTAACTAAAGTCTCAGCAATTACATTCATTTTAACATAAACTGAGTCAGTGTCAACAGTTATAATATAGTCATGATCTTCTGTTTTGAAGATCTTGTTAAGGTGTTCATTGAACTTCTTTTCAGCATATTTAATTGTAAGCTGGCCGGAAAGTGTAATGGCTTCTGCAAGATCAATTTGATACCAACGAAAATATGGAGATGCTAATGCACCATAAGCTGAGTTCAATCTGATTTTAAGAGAATGTTGTAGTGTGTCATAATGGGAAATTTTGTTTTCAAGTTCAACTGATTTTTTAGAAGTTTCTTTTTCTTTCTTCAGTTCAAGCATAATTTTCTTATATTCGGTACGTTGGTTAAACATTTCTTTCATCAGTGCTGATAAAAATGAAATATTACTACGATCGAATAAACAAGAATTAGCTGCAAGACATAGATTGTTTTCATCTAAATAATCATGGAACGGTTTTGCAGCTCCTGCCATCAATTCTTCAGATGTGAAATTTTGTTTTAGTTTACCTCTAAGAGTATCAGGACCAATATTGTATCCCATAATTAAATGAGGATAAAGAGATGTAAGGTCAAAAGATACAACCCACTCGTGCATACCAGTCTGAGGAAACTTAACAAAACCACCAGCAGGATGTCTACCTTCATTATAACGAAACTTAGAAACTACAAATTTTCTATCAAGTAGATAATTATGAATAGCCACATCCCATGATCTTACTGTTCCTAAAGCATCTGCATAGTTTACACCAGCACCATATGCTATAAAGAATACAAGTTCGAACAATTTTCGTTTATCGTTTATTCGTTTGATTAGTTCACAATCTAAGACATTGTATGTCATGAACATCTGATGATCATTTTTATACAGTTCGTGCAATGAACCATATTCAGAGTAATCAAGTTTTCTTTGTTCTAATTCAACAAATGCAATATGATCTAATCTGTATGATTCTTGTGGTTCAAATGGTGCAACAAACTTTTTATAAAGAGCCATATAATCAAGAACGGCAATGCCAGCAGGGAAATATACTTTCTGCATACGACCGAACGATTTAACTGTTTTATTTTCGAGAATACCCCAAGGCGAAAGTTTTTTAGCATCTTCTTCACCTAAAATACGATTAACTCTACCAACAATGTAAGGAATATCAAAGAACTCAATATTCCAACCAGATACTACATCGGGCCCGAATGTTTCAGATGACCAAATTGTAATAAATTTAGTTAGAAGATCTTCTTCATCTTTGCATTTGATATATTTTACTTTATCATCTTCAGGAGTAAAATCACCGTAACCAAGAGCAAAAGTTATATCTTGATTTGGATACTGCATAGTAATAGCAGTAATTTTATTTGAAGCGGTTTCAAGGTCAGGAAACCCATCTTCAGTATCTACTTCAATATCAATAATGTTGATCTTCAATAATTTAGTGTCAAATTCACAATTACGATAATGTTCATAAAGATAAGTATACTGAGGATATTCTAAACCATAATAGTCAAATCCATCAATATCTTCATATTTTTGAATAAATTGGGTCATCTCATTAGGAGAATCAAATATTTTTTTATCTACTTTCTGACCATCAATAGTTCTATACTTAGTATCAGAATCATTCTTAGCAGGTAAGAAAATCCAAGGTTTATATTTTATTTGACTAGAGAATCTTTTACCATCTTCATATCCTCTTAGAAGAATACGGTTTTTTCTTTTCATAACATTCGTATAAAATTTCATTGTTTATTATTCTCACAATTTCTCGACTAGGAACAATTATACACTGTTCCTCTATACTTGTCAATGATTTTTTTGGGATATCGTAATGATTTTTATGAAACCAGCATCTTTTAATATTAAGATTTTTTGCCATTTCATGCAAATTTGGAATAGAAAATGGCAAGCAGACTAGGTGCCGCTTGCCATCTGTTAAGTATATTAATTGATTGTTAATTGTTTTGGCTTCTTTTCTTCAGGAATATCATATACTAATTTAATACTCAAAATACCATTTTCTAATGAAACAGAAGTTGGTTTTACGTCAGGAGCCAAAGTAAAGGTTTTTATAAATCCTCTTGAAGAAATTCCTTGGTGTAATACTTTTATATCACCATTATTTCCTTCAGGTCCTGATTTATTTCCTCTAATAACAATTTTATTGTCTAAATGTTCAATAGATAATTGATCTTTAGAGAATCCAGCTACAGCTAAATCTAGTGAAAATTTATTTTCACCCAAATCTGTTATATTGTGTGGAGGATAATTAGACCTAGGGAGCACAGCTTCTTGATTCCAATGATCAAAAAATCGTTCAAAGCCGATTGAATCTGTGTTTAGTAATTTCGGAATAGTTAATTGGTTCATTGTTTGTTTCTCCTTTAAATTAAGCAAGAAAAATTGGATAATCTAAAAAGCATTATCCGGGTAGTTTTAGAAGGGATTTTGTCCCTTCTAAAATTCATTTAAACTATTAAGCTGGGGTAGTTGAAAACATACCACTGAATAGTGCAGTAATAGCAGATACATCGATGTATCCTGTGTAAATACCAAGTCCAACAGCAACACCAGCTGCAATAGCTAGAACTGCTTTATTCTTAAATAGATCTGTTACGTTCATGAGTTTTTTCCTCTTATTATTAATTTTTGCAAAAATTAGCTAAATTTCAGTATTAGCAATGTTATTTATACAGAAATACTTTCTAATTTTTGGTGCTCCGGGCTGGAGTCGAACCAACATCTTTACTGTTATGAGCAGCGAGAATTACCATTATTCTACCAGAGCGTTAATCTTGGGTTCATACACTGTTACTGTTTTTTGTTTAGGAATAACTTCAAAAAATATGAAATTATTTGAACCTTCATCTTGTTGTTCCGTTGATCCACAAGACCAGCTCAATTCCCAAAATGTTCCATCAAGTTTTTTAAATACTTGTTTGAAGTATGTATTCCACCGACCGTGTTCTGTTATTGAAACTGATGTTACAGCAGTAAATTGTTCATGATCATCAAAAAGCATATTCTTATATTCTTGGTTGTCCATGATTTGTTCCTTTGTTCAATCAATCATTATAGACATTATAACAAACTGGCCAGTCTTGTCAACTGGCCAGATCTATTAACTATATCAATGACTTAGTCAGAACCCTCCATTCTCTTCAATAGAGCTGCAATATCTACATCTTCATCATCGTCTTCATCTGCAGCTTGTTTAGCAGCAGGCTTAGTTCTTGTTGCTTTTGGTGCTTCTTCAACTTGATCATCATCTACTTCATCTAGTACAGTTCTTTGAATAACTGGTGCTGAACCTAGAACACGATTAAGTTTTGCTTCTAATTCTTCGTATGATTTGAACTTATCTGGTGATACTAATTCTTTTAATGAATAAGCTGTATTCCAAATCTCTTCCATTTCAGAATCTGAATCAGATAATGCACATGGTTCACTAAAGTCTGACTTATCATAATTACGATAACCCTCAACTTGGCGAATCTTCATTCTAAAATTAGCACCTTCCCATAGATCAAATGGATTAACTGCTGTTTCATCTTCAAATTCTGGATTCATTAGATCGTTAATTTTATCAAAGATCTTTTTACCATACTTGAAAAGGAATACTTTACCTTCATTATCTGGATTACCAGGATCCTTAATTACATAAATGTTAGAGAAGAAATGCAACTTACGCTTTTGATCTCTTGCTACATCTTTATCTGCTTCTCTACCGCTATTCCAAAGTTTTGAATTAAGATCAGCTACTGGATCACTTTCATCAATAGTTGTTCTTGAGTTTTCATAATATGCTGAACCACCTGGTCCTTTAAAAAAATGACTCCAAAGTCTTTCAAATGGAACTTCTTCGTTAGCAGGTGCTGGAAGAAATCTAATGATTGCAGATCCATTACCAACCTTATCTACAGTTGGTTGCCAAAATCTGTCATCACCACCCTTTTTATTAGACATCTTATTGAGTTCATCACTCAATGCAGAAATAGACTTTTTACGATTCTTCTTCATTTGTGCGAAATTTACCATGTATTTTCTCCGTATATTTTTGTATGATTAGATTATATTATAGATTGTATTTTATAATATGGTATATAGTATCATAATATATTTGCACTGTCAACCAAATTCTTTGACAATCGAACATTTATTTATGCGCCGTAAAGTTTATCTGCAGCAAACTCAGCATTATCTGTTTCTAGTGATTTTCCGTTTTCAATAATTTCAATAGAAGACTTTTTAATAATAACTTGCTTATTTTCATATGCTAAATAACATGTCTTAGAACAAACTCGATGCATTCTAGCATCACTTGCAAAATTCTTTACTGAGTATGTTAGCGCTTTAATTTTAATTGGATCTCTTTCATCCCAATTAGTTTGAATAACATAAACCAAATTAAGAAAGCTTTCTTTGCTATCGTTTGGAATTTGTTCATGAACTGCAACTGGTACTGGTTGTCTCCAACTAGAACAACCTGCAAGACTCAATACTGCTGCCATAATAATAATATTCTTCATTTTTTAGTTCCTTGTATATTGAAAATTTTATCACATTCATCTTTAGTACGCTCATATTTTGTTACACACTCTTTTATTGCTATTTGTCTAACTGACTCAAACTTTTCTACGCTATAATAAACAAATACTAACACAGTAGTAATTATACTAAATCCTATAATATATCTAAACATCATGGTAATGGTGCCGTTTCTAATGATACAGTATAACCCCAAAGTGATTTGATATAAGTCAAAACATCACTCAAATCATTATTAAGAGAAGAATTCATAAATGGAGTATACCTTAATTCTAATTCTCTTGTTGTTTTTAAATTAGCATTAGTAATTTCAATAGTTGGTTGTGTATATTGAATTGAATATTGCTTTGAAAGAGTATTTCTAATTTGTTGAAAATGAGATTTATTCTGAATACCGGTTACAGTAACGAATTCGTCATCATAATTATTAGTTATTTCAAACATTTTCCATTTTCTAACTGTTTTGGGTGTTAGGAATTGTAGAACAAAAGATTCATCTTTGAAATTATCTACTGCATCTAAAATTACTTCTTTCCAATTTTCACCAGCGATATGTGGAAAATAGTCTTTATCTTCATCAGTAGGTTTTTCACATACTCTTCTAATTTCTGTAAACATTTCAAAACCAAGAGCATATGGATTATAACCATTATAGAATTTGCTATTATAGTTTCTTTGATTCAAAACACCAGCATGTGATGAAATAAATTCAAGCATATTACCATCACTAATCATTCCTTTATCCCATAGACGATTCATTATATAATGATGAGTAAATGATGCAAATCCTTCATTCATCAATTTCGTTTGTCTTTGAGGATGAAAATATTGTGCTAGTTTTCTTACAATTCTAACAATTTCTCGTTCCCAATCTTTTAGTATTGGTGAGTGCTTTTCTAAGAAATATAGAATATTTTCTTCAGGATCTTTAGGAAAACGTTTATTAACATCAATTATTGTCGCAGCAAGCAGTGCTTTAGCTTCTGCAGATTTTGGAATAGTTGACCATAGAACGTTTGCTTGTTCTTGGACATATTTAGCACGTTCTTTTTGTCTCTCTTTTTCTTTTATTTTATTAAGAGGTTCAGGTCTTCTATAACGATCTATACCATAATCTTGAATACTGTGTAATGCATTAAGAAGTTCTTCTACTTTATACGGTCCATGTTCTTCTTCACATTTTTGAATATAATTCTTAGCAAAAATTAGATAATCAATAATGCCATCTGCAGAAGTCCATTCTTTAAATAGATAATTGTTTTTGAAAAAATGATTATGACCATATGCTGCATGAGCAATAACCAATGTTTGCATAGTCATAGAATTTTCTTCCATGAGATATGAAATACATGGGTTAGAATTGATTACCATTTCATAAGCAAGACCAGATAATCCTTTGCGATAAGAATATTCTTGTTGCATGAATGATTTACCAAATGACCAGTGAGAATATAAAATGGGCAAACCAATAGAAGCATAAGCATCTAGCATTTGATCTGAACCAATAATTTCTAATTGATTTGGATAAATGTTTAGATTAAGTTCTTTT